AGGTATCAGCGTGATTACATGGTCAACCTGACAAGCAGCACCAACGTGCAAGTTCGCATGGTGCGAGTCAGTGCTGACGAAACAAGTCAAAAGCGGGCCAGCTCAACTATTTTTCAAAGTTACACTGAGATTATTGAGGAGAAATTTAGCTATCCAAACTCTGCGCTTGTTGCGCTTCGATTTGATTCTCGCGAGTTCAGCAGCATTCCGTCTCGTAAATACTTGATTCGTGGCATCAAGATCAAAATCCCAAGCAATGCGACGGTAGATACAACTACGCATTTGGGTCGGATCACATATTCCGGTATTTGGGATGGAACGTTCCAGGCTGCAACTTGGACAAACGATCCAGCTTGGTGCTTATACGATCTGCTTATAGACAGTAGGTACGGGTGTTCTGTGCCTGAATCTTCGCTTGATAAATACGACTTTTTCTCTGTCAGTCAGTATTGCAACGCTTTAGTTGATGACGGCAAAGGCGGGCAAGAGCCCCGCTTCAGTCTCAACATGTTGATCAACACTCGTGCTGAGGTTTACAACGTCATCCAAGAGATGACAGCTATTTTTCGTGGCATTGCCTACTACGGCGCTGGCTCATTAGTCCTTAATCAAGACAGGCCAACAGACTCTACTTACGCGCTTGGTCCATCAAACGTAATTGATGGCAACTTTGAATATTCTGGAACGGCTCAGAAAGCTCGTCACACCGTCGCAACAGTTGCCTACCAAAACTACGACACCCAAGGAGATACAGAATATGAGTATGTAGAGGATCATGAGGCTGTCGCTAAGTACGGAATCATCAATAAAAACATCAAAGCTATTGGTTGCTATAGCCAGGGCCAAGCGCACAGAATTGGAAAGTGGACATTACTGTCTGAACAGAATTTGACAGAAACGTGCCAGTTTGCGGTTGGCATAGATAGTGGAATTATTCTGCGTCCTGGCCATGTCGTAGATATTGCTGATCCAGTTCGATCTGGTGTCAGGCGTAGTGGTCGAGTCCGCTCTGCAACAACAACTCAAGTTGTCGTGGATAACAGCACGAACCTTACGGTTAGTACAGCAAACGGCACTAATGATCCAAAGCTTTCAGTAATGCTGGCAAGCGGTATCGCTGAAACGAGAAATATCCCTGCAGGTGGTATTCAGCCTCAAGCGAATGGAACGGCAACTATTGATGTCACCTCTGCGTTTAGCCAAGCACCAACGGCTGGCTCAGTGTTCTTAGTACAGACATCAGATATTCAATCTCAGCAATTCAGAGTTATCTCTGTTGCTGAATCAGAAGAGGGTGTTTATGGAGTCAGTGCTGCAGCTTATAACGCCACAATTTACGACGCTATTGAATCAGACAATGAGCTAACCAACCGGGACATCACGAACCTGTCTGCCGTTCCAAACCCAGTTGACGCGATTGTCTCCGAAGAGTTCTTATACGAAACAGGGCAAGGTGTGTTTGTTGGAACGTCGATTAGCTGGCAGCACGATCGAATCAACATTAGTGAGTTCCGTGTTCAATACCGCATTGATGACGACAACTTTGAGACCTTAATTACGTCTTCGCCTTCAGTAACTATCCGCGATATTCGTGCTGGCACTCTTCAGGTGCAAGTACAAGCAAGAAATTACTTAAACCGTGGCAGCATCATTTCAGTCGAAACTTTTTCAATTGAAGGAAAAACAGCTCCACCACAGCTAGACACTGCTGAAACCTTGTCAGGTGGTGGAGCGAATCCTAATTACATTACTTTTGACATGATTCCCGTTAACGGGCAAGCCAAGCTGACTTGGCGGCAATCACTTGACCTTGATGTGCGAAATGGTGGTCACGTCAGATTGCGTCACTCTCCAAATACGTCAAATGTTACTTGGAGCAACTCAACCAGTATCTCTGAGGAGATTGCAGGATCTGCAACAGAAGCCTACGCAGACCTGAAGTCTGGAACGTATTCAATGAAGTTCATTGACTCTGGCGGTCGCGAAAGCGCGAACTTTGCGTTGATTGAATACACCAAGCCTGAGCTTGAAAGTACGGAAGAAGTTTCAGCCCTTTCTTCAACAGAAGATACGGCATTCTCTGGAACGAAAACAAACCTAAGCGTTGATGGGGTTGACCAAGAGCTAGAGATGGCAGCCAATGGCTCTGTACTGCATACAACTGGAGAGTATGCGTTTAGCGGCAATCCATATACGTTGACTCATGTTGGTAGCTTGCGACTTGAAAGCACTCTTCGCGCTCGGTCTTACTTCCCAGCCACCAACCTGATTGATAACGCTATTGATTTCGATGCGATTCCAGATTTTGATGGCACGACTCCAACCACCTGTGATGTGAAGCTATACGTTCGGACGACAGAGCTTGCACCACCAGGAGGAGGTTACGTCGATGCAAACTTCACGTCTTGGCGTCATTTCAATAATGCAGAAATCAAGTGCCGTGCGTTTGAGTTAAAAGCTGAGTTTGAGACTGGTGATGACACTGCTCAGATTTCGGTTGATCAGTTACGTGTCAAGGCACTGATGCCTTATCGCAGCCTGTCAGGCCAAGTTACAACCAGCACCAGTGCTGACGTGTCTGTTGCGTTTGGAACGGGCAACCAGTTTTACGTTGACCCATCTGTCGGCATTATTTTCAACGCTCAAGCCAGTGGTGAGTTTTACAAGATCGAGAATCTCTCCTCTACCGGATTCGACGTATCGGTTTATGCTAGTGATGGCACTACTCGCCGTTCCCGAACGGTTCGTTGGAATGCTGTCGGACACGGTAAAGGCTAATGGCACAATCTGACCAGCAGATACAAAACGCTTCCGGCAGCAGCGTCCGTGCTGACCTGAACAATAACTTTGACGCTCTGTTCAGCAATAACTCTGGAGCGTCAGAACCAGCCGTAACCTCAGCATTCATGTGGTTTGCGGATACCAGCAATGATGCGCTGAAGATTCGCAACGCTGCTGATTCTGCTTTTATTACTGTTGGCACGCTTTCTGAAACCAATTTTGGTCTTGCAGCAAAAGCCAGCCCTACGTTTACCGGCAATGTTGCCATTCCTGCTGGAACGGTAAGTAGCCTGCCGATTGCCTTTACCGGAGACACGAATACCGGCTTCTTCAAAAACAGTGCGGACGATTTCAGCATTGTCACTGGTGGAACGCGACGTACTCACGTTGACAGCAACGGCATCACGATCCGGGATCGCAAAGCACTAAGGCTGCGCGATACCAGCAACAGCAACTTCATTGCGATTCAGGCTCCATCAAACGTAAGCAGCGACATCACGCTGACTTTGCCAAACAGTGATGGCAATGCAAATGATGTATTGCAATCAGATGGCAGCGGCAACTTGAGCTTTACTGCTTTGCCGCAGGCTGTGCCGACTGGTTCGGTTCACATGATGGCGACGACCACCGCCCCAAGTGGTTACTTGAAATGCAATGGAACCGCAATTAGCAGAACAACTTATGCGGCTTTGTTCGCAATCATCGGTACGACGCATGGAGCTGGTGATGGGTCAAGCACGTTCAACGTCCCAGATTTACGTGGTGAGTTTGTTCGTGGCTGGGACGATAGCCGTGGCATAGATAGTGGCCGCAACTTTGCTACGTCACAGGGAGACCAAAACAAGCAGCACAATCACAGCGGTTCGGCTACTACATCAATTAGTCCCTCGGCGCACAACCATGTATTCCCTGGTGATGACAATTTTGCACTTGCTGACGGTGTAGGTGGTTGGACAAACAGAACGACAGCCAGTTTCAACTACGACGCTAAGAGCCAATCAGGTAACGGCAAGGTTTATCGCACTAGCGATACCACCCTCTCTGCAAGCACGTCAGTGACTATCAATAACGATGGTGGCAGCGAGGCAAGACCGCGTAACATTGCCATGATGTACGTCATCAAGACTTAACTGCTATGGCCAATATCAAGATCACCGAGCTGAATGCTGCAGGCTCGCTGGCTGCAAATGATGTGCTGCCTGTTGTTGATATAAGCACGGACGAAACGAAGAAGATTACATCGACCAACCTGTTTCGCACGCTGCCTGATGGA